TAGTATTTATCATTATGTCATTTAACTCAAACATCCATCGCATTGGCTTTGCTTGTAAACTAGCAGAGATCAATAAGAAAGGCGAGATCGCTAGCGTAGAAGGTTTCAATACCGGAGGTACCACACACGCATGGGCAAAGCGTCAGCGATCAATACAAATCGTTGAGGATAAACTCATCGAAGTGGCCAAGCGCAACATCACTAATACGCATAATCTAATCAAGAAGGTCGCGACTCTTCCGCCCTCGTTGCGTATGGTTCGCATCACTAGTGATATGCTATCGTTCTATACTATGGATGAGTTCAAGCCGTTTTGGCGTAGACATGATGTACAGGATAGCCTCGCACGTTGGTTTGCACCTATCGGTGAGACTGCTAGAGCCAATGATGTCCGCGTATCGTTTCATCCCGATCAGTTTGTGGTATTGGCAAGTGATCGCCCTGAGGTAGTAAATAAGAGTATAGAGGAGTTTGAATATCATGTGGATATGGCCCGCTGGATGGGGTATGGATCAAAATTTCAGGACATCAAAATCAACGTCCACATATCGGGTCGAGCCGGTCCCGAAGGTATCCGGAGGGCCTACAACAGACTCAGCCCCGAAGCAAGAAACTCCCTCACAATCGAAAACGAAGAAATCTCCTGGGGTCTCGATTCGTGCCTAGAGTTGGCTGATCTGGTACCTATCGTACTCGACATTCATCATCATTGGATTAATACTGGAGAATATATTGAAGCATCTGATAGCCGTGTTAAAAAGGTTATTGATAGTTGGCGCGGTATTAGGCCTGCTATGCACTATTCCGTATCTAGGGAAGATGTACTTACTAGCCATCCCGGATACAAGCGTCCCGATTTACGGACGCTACTAGAGAACAAGCATAACAAGCAGAAGTTACGGGCTCATAGTGACTATTATTGGAACGAGGCTTGTAATGATTGGGCTTACACTCATTGGTCGTGGGCTGATATCATGTGTGAGAGTAAGGCTAAAAACTTAGCCAGCTTTAAACTTTATGATACATATATGAATAAAAACTCATATATCGACATACCACATGCTTGACAAAATCAAAAATTTATTTGGATTAGGAGTGAAAACTAAGGAGCCAAGGCCCAAGCCTCCGAGCGAGGCTTCTCCTAAGTCTAAAAGACAATATAAGAAAGAACCTAGCCCCAAAGAACTTGCTAATAAAAATGGTGAGCCATATATTGCCATAACAAAAGTTCACATCGATCCCAACGATATCAACAACGGTGCGTTCGAATTAGATTGGAATGATAAGTTCGTATTGAACCTTGTCAAGCAAGGTTATAAGATCAAACAAGAAGATACTGATAACGAGATTGTGGATCGTTGGTTCCAAACTGTATGTCGCAATGTGGCATTAGAAGTTTATGAACAAGAGGTCGCAGACCCTGAAAAACGCACACGTACCGATATGCGTGTAGTTCAGCAAAGAGATTTGGGTAACGGTCGAACCGAAATCAGTTGACATTCGCAATCACATAGTATAATATACGCATATTATACTTTTAAATAGGTGTGCTTGTGAAATACGCTCTCATCGATACTGCTAATACTTTTTTCCGTGCGAGGCACATTGCTAGTCGCAATAGCGATACATGGGAGAAGATCGGTATGGCACTACATCTTACCCTTTCGTCAGTCAATCAGGCTGTACGCAAATATGGCATCGACCATGTAGTGTTTTGTCTTGAGGGCCGTAGTTGGCGCAAAGACATTTATCCACAATACAAGGCACATCGTAAGGTCGCTGAATCTGCACTCACAGAAGCAGAGGCTGAAGAAAATAAGATGTTCTGGGAAACATATGATATGTTTACCACTTTCCTTCGTGAGAAAACTAATGTTTCTGTGTTGCGCCATGAACGGGCCGAGGCAGATGACCTTATCGCAAGATTCATCTATCTGCATCCCAACGATGAACATGTAATCATCAGCAGCGACACGGACTACATTCAATTGATCGCAAATAATGTCAAACAGTACAACGGTGTTGCAAATCAATTGATCACCCTTGAAGGTTATTTTGATGACAAGGGTAAGCCCGTCAAAGATAAGAAAACGGGTGAGCATAAGAAACTTGATGATCCGCAGTTCGTTCTCTTTGAGAAGATCATGCGCGGTGACGCAGGTGACAATGTGTTCAGCGCATACCCCGGTGTTCGCACTAAGGGTAGTAAGAATAAAGTCGGACTCATCGAAGCATATGCTGACCGTAACAAGCAAGGTTTCAATTGGAACAACATGATGCTACAGCGTTGGGTCGATCACGAAGGCGTGGAGCATCGTGTGCGTGAAGATTATGAACGCAATAAATTGTTGATCGATCTTACTGCACAGCCTGACGAAATAAAGGATAAGGTAGATGCAAGTATCGCCTCAGGTGTGCGTAGGACGGTTACTCCGCAAGTAGGTGTGCATTTCATGAAGTTCTGCGGTAAGTATGAATTGCAGAAAATCAGCGACCAGGCTGACAGTTATGCTAAGTGGTTGAACAATCCTTACACAGGTGATTTATGTCCTACACCGTGAAACCTAATGAAGTAAAAACATTGATGCCCGGTGATGAGGGCTTTAAATTTAATAGCAATCTAGTAGAGTATCCACGCGCCGGCATCGTTATTACTGATGAATGCCCTGATAATCTAAAGTCTCAAATTTGGATTTATCAGCGTAAGGGTTGGATCAAGCCTGTAGCATATGTACCTACTAAAGAATTTATTTGGGAAGAATTGCAAAAATGAATGATACATTAAACAAAGACATGCTATGCAAGGATTGTGTACATGCTTTTGTTCCATGGTATGACTACCCAAGCAAATTGTTGACTCCGGGTCAGCAGTGGTACAAATGCAAGCGCACCGGTAAGGAAAGCGTAGTAGACTTTAATCCAGTAACGGGCGGTAAGACATTACCCCCGGATTATAAAAATTGCTACAGCGAACGAGGATATTCAGGGGAGTGTGGTAGGGACGCTAAATACTGGTCCCCGAAGCATAAGCACGACCTATTCAAACTTTTAAAGAGGTAATTATGACGGAACTGATCGCTAAACCTATCATCAAAGACCAATATTGGGTCGTGACTGATGGTGATAAAAAAGTAGGAAATGTGCAGGCCAATAGCGCAGGATATGAAGTTATCCTAAATGGTAGCACATTACAGTTCAATAATACGGCTGATATCAAAAAGAAGACTAAAATCAGTTTTCAGCCCATGAAATCCAACAGGACTAAGGTAGAAATGCCCTATCCTGAATATCCTACTACTGATAAAACGTACAATAACGTATTCGATATCAAGCGAAAACTGCATATCTTCACTAAATCCAAGAAGAGTAAATGCTTTCACGTAGCGGGTTGGTTCACTATTAATCAAAATGGACATAATCAAGTGGTTTTCTGCCCGAAATACATCTTTGTGCAGAGATACCCCTATAATGGCCCATTTAAGTCTATGGACGAGGCCAAAGCCTATATAAATAATTAAGATGGTAAACATCAAGAGGTTCTTTGATAAAGTATCTCATCTTGAAGGAAAGAAGCAAAAAGATGTGGTACTACCCATAGCAGAGGCTAGGGGGTTGCGTGACGAGATTGCGAAATTACTGAGTGATCTCCATGAACTCAACACTAAAGAAAACTCTAAAGAAGAAGTGATAAAGGTTGAGATAACCGGCGGGAAATTTAAATGAGCAGAACACAACCCAAAGTCATACTTGAACACGTTGATAAGACAACATACAAGTGCGACCAAATCGTAGAAGCCTCAGGCATATGGGCTGTGTTTTATGATGGTCAGCCCATCAATCTTAAAAGTAGCCACTATCTAGCAAACGAAGCGGCTCCTAAATATAAGAAGACTAGTTTCAGTAATCCAGGACATGCTAGAAACTTATGCCGCAAATTAAACAATCAATTCAAGACTGATAAGTTTACTGTAGTATTCATGAACAGCGGTAGACAAGTCTACCCGGATGAATAAAAAGACTATCACAGAAATCGTTAGCAGAGAACTGCCTGACGGACATCGTGATAAACATCATTCATTAGAAACATTACTTTTCAAATGGTGGATCACCGGTAGGTCAGGTGCTGTACTTCGCCTGACTGATGAGGGATACCAATCTTTCATAGATGCCGGCATGCAAGAGTACTCCTACGTCATAAATCTAGAAACACTTTCTGTAAAGTTAAATAGTATCAAAGGTATAGAATTTACTTTGAAAATAGGTAAATCTTTAAAGTGTCCCTGGTATATAACTTTAATAAACAAGAAGACATGCGGATTAAAAGTGTTTGATAGCAAGATCGCTATGATGATAAATCTGTATGGAAGCGTAGAAGATTATTTAAAATTAAAAGCATGAAAAAACCTATAGTGATCGTAGACAAGGATGGTACCAAACAATTGACCATGCCTGCAGAATTAAACTCGCACCTATATACATTCGCATACAGTTACCTACAGCCAAATGGCTGGTTCGCAGATTATCCTAGCGATGAATCCGGCATAACGCCGTGGATGACATTTCCTGCTATAGAGTTTTTAAAAGATATACTCAGTAAAGAAAATAAAGTTTTTGAATATGGTAGCGGATACAGCACGATATTTTTTAATAACTTAGCAGGCGAAGTGGTCAGCGTTGAACATGACCATGAATGGGTAGACGAAGTAAAGAAGCATCTACCTAACGCTAACATATTACTAATAGGTGAGAACGCACTGGTAAATGCAGAGGCAGTTTCATTAGTTAACGAATTCATAGAAACATTTCCTCAAGTCAGAACAGATATCAGAGAACATGATTTCATGCATGGTCTGATCAATAATGAATTTGCAGGATATGCTAGTACAATCTATAACTATCCTAAAGGATATTTTGATGTAGTCGTATTAGACGGTATGGCTAGATCATTATCCGGTATATTGGCTGTTGAAAGGATAGCCGAAAATGGTATGATAATATTAGATAATAGTGATCGCTGGCATTACAATGTTTTACAACAATACTTGAGAGAAAAGGGATACAAGAGAATAGATTTTTGGGGACCAGGTTTTAACAGTTACAACGCCTGGTGCACAAGCGTATTTTTCAAAAGTTTATCATTCACTAATCACAGATTAGATAGACCTATAACTGAAGGACCTATTACAATATGAGCGAAGATAACAAACCAAAAAATCAATTAGCAGAGATATTAGCCCGTAAGAAAGCAATGCAAGCCAATCAACAAGGTAAATTCAATCCTAGCAACGGCAAGCAAGGTAAAGTCAGCAAGGGTATGGGCGGCGCTACAGTAGTTCGTAGAAGTGGGCGTGGCGGATAAATTATCTGTCAACGGTTGACATGGTTCATGCGTTAATATAGATACACAGAAAGATTTCATTCTGTGCATTCTATAAGGAGATTACCATGAAATCATTAGCCGTATTGTTTGCATCACTTTTCGCTGTATCCGCTTTCGCAGCAGAACCTGCAAAGAAAGAAGAAAAGAAGGCTGAGGCTAAACCAGCCGCTGCTGCTCCCGCAGCCAAACCTGCTGATAAAAAGGCAGAGCCTGCTAAAAGCGAGGCAGCAAAGCCTGCTGCTAAGGCCGAAGATAAGAAAGCCGAAACTACTAAGAAGTAATCCAAGTAGGATAAGTCTTTTTCTCACCGATGATCCTATATGGATCTATATCGATGATGAAAGTATACTGAGTGGTTACAGGATACCTAGTCCATCGAGGCGAGATAAGGATTTAGATCACGATGATAAGGAACTTAGTGACTATGTGAAATTCAGGCTTTGGCTTGCTAGACAATTAGCATTAAGGAAATATCAGGAAAAATGGGGTTAATCCCCATTTTTCATTTGTGCCCAAAATACGACAAAGGTATTGACCTTTTCTTAAGACTTTGTTATACTCTTGCTATCTGTAATAACTGTGGGTAACGCAGATGCGTAAGATTGTATACGTTTCGTTGAGTTTGGCTCTGACCGCATGCGGTGGAGGTGGTGGGTCTAGTCCTACTGCGACTATCAATAGTGCCGGTTCGTTGTCGGTCAATATCACAGCCAATACTGTGAATCCATATCAAAGTGATGGCTTCACTCTGAATTGGACTAGCAATGCAAAGTCATGTACGGCTAGTGGAGATTGGTCAGGAAGCATCGATGCTAATGGTTCTAAAATTATTCAAAATAATAACCTGGGAACAACAGTATACAATATTAGTTGTACAGACGGATCAAAGTCTACTACTGCATCGGTTACGGTCACTACACAAGAAAAGCCATATTTCGTAGAAGTAGCATCAGCATTCCCTGATCCTACTAATCATTATTGGTTCTTTGATCAGTCTAAGCCCAACGGATTATTCGCTGGTGCTGTTAGTGCTACCAATGCTATAGATATGAACAATGATGGCAAAAAAGAATTTTTGATGGTCATTCAGAAGGGACAGGGATTAGATAAGTTGCGCGGCCAATATGTTGTCGAGCCTTGCAAATCTACTACTGTAATATGGGAACTAAACGGCGATAAGTTTGTTGATGCGTCTGACAAATATCTCGACTCTAACCGAGACTTCAATGCCTGCGTAGACATGAACAACACGATTGTTGATATCAACAATGACGGAAAGCCGGATATCTTTTTCTCTGCGAACCAAGAAGACGGACGCAATCCTGATCTAGGAAGCAAGATGGATTCACCGTTGGTTGGCTGGGTAAGCCAACCAAACGGAAAGTATAAGATCGTCAAGTTCGGTGATAGCAAGTGGTATCATAGCGTAGGTTCTGGGGTCGATAGTGCTGGTCGCGTATTCGTGACTGGTGCTGGTTTTCCTAACAATACTATTCAGAATGTTAGGTACGTATGGAACGGTAAGGGGTTAGAGCCTATCAATGATGGCATGTTACCTAATATCAGCCCTACCACGTTTGTGTTCAAGTCGGTGAATGCAAACACAAGCAATCATCTTGTACAGCAAACATTTAATATTCAAATGGGTGCTGAAGGATACATCAAAGAAAATATGGTGTGGCGTAAGACTAATCTGGTGCGACCGGATGTCAAAGAGATCGGTGAAGAGAAACTTACTTTGTTTTCAGGTGATATCAAGACTGTCAAGATTCTAGAATTTAATAATATGACTATCGTTGGCACCGGCGGTGGTAGCAATCTTGAAAATCTCTGCACTATCAAATTGCATAAGGACAAAGAACCTGTAGCGGTAGGTACATATAATCTATCTGTAATCAACAACTACGTACCCGGTAAAGGCATCAAGGATGCTGACATCAAAGGGCAGAACTTCATCGTTGCATTTTATATTGAAAATGGATTGCTAATCTATAAGCCGTTGACCGTCAAGGGTGAGACTAACTTCGGACCTGGTAAGTTTCAATGTATCGATGTAAACAAGGACGGGTATGATGATCTAGTGCTTGGCTTGGGTAACGATAAATCAATCAAAAGCCAAAGAATCTATATCAATCAGAAAGACGGTACCTTTGCTAAAGTTGACCTCGGCAATCTTGGACTTATGTCTGTGCTTGAGTATGTCGATCTTTATGGATCGCACATGGCTGATTTCGACAATGACGGTAAGATGGATGTTATCATCTATCCTAGCAACCATGTGAGTAATCAGACCTTACAGAATGGTATCAAGATGTACAGAGGCCTCAAGGCTATGTAAGTTGTTGATTTTAAACAACATTTTTGTTGCACAAAAACAACATAAAAAGGCTTGACATTTGGGTACTATGGGCGTAATATACACATATTGATTGATTAAAGGAGATTGATATGAAAGCCCTTCAAGCATATATCGACCAAAAGAATCGCTGGAACGCATTGTTCAATGGTACGCAATACGAGGTCAAGACTGCTAGTGGTCGTCAGCGTGTTGCTAACAGCCTTGATGCCGATTTGAGTCCCGAGAATCTTACTTGCGATGGCGAGTTGCCCCGCAGTCAGGTTCAGGCTCGCTATCGTCAGTTGACGGCTGCGGCGCGTGATCTGCAAAAGTTGGATCCTTCTGTCAAATTCTACGAGTTCGCATAATGGCAACTTATACCGTTTACATGGTCAATTTCAACATGACCAAGGGCACATTCAATACTGCTCAGGAAGCAATCGATCAGGCTAAGGCTCTTGGCTTTGAATGTGCGATATGGGTCAACGAGCCAGGGAAGGATCCATTACACTTGTGTAATGTCAAGCCCTACTAAGGACTGATATGAAGTTAGGCAAACTTAGTACCAATCGATTCTACCATACCGCCTACGAGTGGGAAGTAGAATTTGAATACGCCGAAATCATGCACAATTATTTTGTGCATGGTTTTCAGCCCGGCGGCTTTTTTACAGCACTATTGAGCAATGATGCATTTGGTGCGTTGAGCCGTAGCCACCCTGGCAATTCTGTTAGTGCATTGAAGAACCTTGTTAACTGGATCAATGGTATGCCATTGCGTGGTATAGCATATGGTAGTTATGAGGCTGTTGATAATTGGTTGACTGCTACGCCGGATTATCGTAGACAGAAATTGGTCGAAGCCAACTTGATTTTTGATGAGCAGGATGAGATAATGTGTATTCTAAAGGGCCAAGAATTGAAAACCCCCTATGTTGAATTGCAACGGAGAGAGCATGAGTCAAGGTAATATGAATATAGACCAGGTCGCAGAAGTACTTAGCCAGGCTAGTTTTGTACTGACGCATGAAGGTGACACTATCGATAGCAAGGATATCTTTAAGATCATGGTAGACCTAGAGAAGGCGCAGAGTGCCCTATTTGTGTTGGGCTTGAAAAAGGAAAAACAAAATGCGTAAGGGTGAAAGCGTCACCGTCCGTAGCGAGAACGGCAAGGGCATCAACTGCCCCATCGTTGACATGGAAGACAAGAAAATCTGGGTCCGTTTCCCTACGAACCAAGTGTTGGAAATGGATTTTAATGAGAAACGCAAACTCTATGTGGGGCGGGTAGCCCGACTGGAATTCACGGTCGACCCCAAGGAAGCGTAAGTTGTTGTTTTTAAACAACAAAATATCCTAAAAATAGTGGAAAAAAGTGGCTAAAAAGGCTTGACTTTGGGTAGGGCTGGGTCTATAATTAACACATAGACTGAGAAAACGGAGACAGAAATGAGCGTAGCCCAAACAATTCTCTCGCAAATCAAAGCCCTAGACCCCATGGCATTGCCCGCTTGGGGTGCTAAGGATCTAGTGAACATGGGCGACGGTCTCAAGTTCAAGACCTCGGGTATGACGCCCTGGAAGGGTCATGTTTATGTCAAGTACAACCCGGTTCCCGATCTGTACGAAGTCCAATTCTTCCGTCTGCGCATGGCACAAATCAAGATGGACAAGGTTGTTGAAGATGTCTACGCCGAGGATCTTGTGTCTGTGATCGACAATTTTGTCGGCTAAGGCTTGACTTTGGGTAGCCCCGGTAGTATACTATATCTATAGTTTGATTTTTGGAGACTCTCATGTTCGACAGTAAGATGGAAACGGCTCTTGACAATCTCAAGGCTGCTATGATTTCAGATTACGATACTTGGCAGGTTCTCGGTGGCAAGACCCGTACTGAGGTTCAGGCACGAATGCTTGACGAGTACATCAATACGATCCGTATCGAAGAGGGTCGCAAGTATATCAAGGTCATCACCCGTAGTAGCGTGTGGGGCTTCATCGTCAAGGGCAAGGACGCAAAGTTTCAGCCCGGCGACATTCTCATGGCAGCAGGTTGGTCTGCTCCCTCACGCAACAAGGCTCGCGGTAACGTGTTGACCGGTGACTTGAGCAAGGTTCGTTGGACTGGTCCCGAGTATCTTATCTAAGGAGTGATCATGGCTCGCACTAAGAAGGTGTCAAGAGTTTTCGATACTATGGATGTTGTCGCGGCAGCATGTGCCGCACAGCGTGTCAATGGTCAATACATCAAAGTGCCCTATCAACTAGGCGAAGAGAACAAGCGTCAGACTAACCGTGAGTTGGTCTATCAGTTCCTCGAGGATCAGAGTTTCATCACCGATGATGACAGGATCATGGCTGAGGATATCAAGAGCCACTATCAGGGCAAGACCTTCAAGATTCTTGCAGGTGGTTTTGTGACTGATTATGATCGCACTACCCTCAAGATGTTGGAAGAGGAGACTTGCCCCGAAGGTTATAATCTTGCTGTGCTTGCTAGCGTACCCGCTAGTTACCTCAAGAGCGTGGCGCGTGACAAGGCAGATAGCCGCACAAGGTTCGCAACAGGCGGATACATCGGCAAGATCGGTGACAAGGTAACACTTGATGTGGAGATACTCAAGTGCGTGTTCAGTCAGAAGTGGGGCGTTCATTATGCTACCGCTATCACAAAATCTGATGAGGTCATTTTCTTTGGCTTCAAGCAGGAACTCACAGTTGGTACATTGATGACTATCAAAGGTACTGTTAAGAGCCAGCGTGATGGTAACGTGACTCAATTGAACAGAGTTAAGATTGTATGAAATTCTTTATCGGGTTTATTTGCGGTATTTTAGTGGCCGAAATAGGAGTTATGCGTATCGCACAGGCTTTACAAGAGTTCGTAGATTATGTAAAATCTTTTGTGTAAAGGAAAATCATGGAACTGCAATTAGCAAACAAGTTGCAACATCATATCGCTAACCTATTGTGGGAAGCCAAGACTGTTCCCGAAGTCAAAGAAATTATCGCAAAGTATGGAAATGATGCGCATGTCGTTTTTACTATGATGATGGCAGCATACTTTGATGAAGTAATGGCAACCGATTTGGCGCAACCTGTAATTGAGAGGATTAAAAATGGGGCTTGATCAATACGCATATGTCGCTAGCAAAGCAGGCGAGAGTTGGGATAACCACCAAGAGATCAGTTATTGGCGCAAACATCCCAACTTGCAAGGATGGATGGAAAAACTCTTTGCTGAAAAGGGAGGAGTTTGTGATACGTTCAACGGTGTTGAAGTAGAACTGACTTGGGATGATGTCCACCGACTTGAGCAAGATATCAAATCAGGCGAAGTGTCCAAACTAGGCACAAGGGGATTCTTTTTCGGGGATCCCAGTGATTATTATTATCGTGAGCATGATCTAGAGTTTTGCGTTAACGCAAAGGCAGAATTGTTTTTGGGTCGTAAAGTGTTTTACAATTCTAGTTGGTAAGAGTATAATATCAATATGAACAAGATTAAACTTTCTTCTGCTGGGTTCACGTTTTTGTTTTTAGTGTTGATCGCACTAATCATCGTGGGCCCGTTGGCAACGATTTGGTCATTGAATACGTTGTTCAATCTCGGCATTGAATATACATTCTGGACCTGGCTGGCTATGGCATGGTTGAGTTTGGTTACGTTTGGTAGTGTCACTAGCGCCGTGAACAACAAGAACTAAAATGATCAATTACCGTTTTATCGGTTGGTGCAAAGAGGGTAAGCATGACAAAGTATGGATAGCCATACAGTTGTCTGATTATGACATCGATACGCATGAATCGGGTAAGGTGCTTACCCTTTGGGGTAGACGCGGTACACGCCTTCGTAGTAAAATAGTTGAAGATGATGTCGAACTTTCTAAACTTATCAGAAAGAAACGAGATCACGGTGGGTATGAACAATTTAGCACAGAACATCTTGCTAAGGTTTATCCCGAGTTCAAAGCAGATTTAGAAAAACGTTATATTTGGAGTCAATTATCATTATGAGCGCATACTGGATTCACAAACTGAACGAGAGCGATAGTCGGCTTCACAAAGAGGATGTGATCAAGCAAGCCTATGAAATGGCTGTGCTTGGTAATGCTAGCACTATTAGGTTCCTGCGCTATGTGCAAAGCGCATATAATCCTTATGACAATTTTCACTTGCGTCAAGTACCCGAGACTACGGGACTTGTCAATAAAGAAAATCCCTGGGATGAATTCACCGACTTGCTATTGAAGTTGCGCAACCGTGATATCACAGGCAATAGTGCCCGTGATGCTGTGGATGCCATGAGCAAGCGTTTCGATAGTGACGAGTGGAATAATTTCTGCCGTAATGTGATTCGCAAGGACTTGCGTTGCGGTATCTCTGACAAGACTTTCAACAAGGTCGTTAAGAAGTCAGCGTTTGAGATTCCTATCTTTGGCTGTCAGTTGGCAACGAATAGCGAGGGTCGTCCTGAAATGAAGGGACTCAAGCGCCTAGAACCCAAGTTGGATGGTGTGCGTGTATTGATGCGTGTATCTTACAATGACTTTGGTGAATGCGTCACTACTTGCTATAGCCGCAATGGTAAAATCTTTGAAAACTTTAGTCTCATAGAACAACAGATTCAAGATAACTATACCAAGTTGGTTCGTGCTGCCGGTGATCGTAGCCTTAATGATGGCTTCTGGCTCGACGGCGAAGTGATCGGCAATAGTTTCCAAGAACTAATGCGTCAGGCTCGCCGTAAGGATGATGTTGATACCCTTGATAGCGTGTTCAATATTTTTGATATCATTCCTGCTGATGATTGGGAGCGTGGTTACTGGAACGCACAGTTACACAAGCGTATGTCATTGCTTGAGAAGTTGCGTCCAGTCATCGATAAGATGAGCCAAGTTGAACTGTTGCCGCATATCATGGTCGATCTCGACACCGGTGAAGGTCGTGATCAGTTGATGCGTTATGCTAAGGACATGGTGAACGCAGGATTCGAAGGCATCATGATCAAGGACATCAACAGTCCATATGAGTGCAAGCGTAATACTTTCTGGATGAAGTGGAAGCCTACTATCACCGTTGACTTGGAGGTAATCGATCTTGAAGAGGGTACTGGTAGAAATGTGGGACGACTTGGGGCTCTTGTTTGCTCCGGAGTTGACGACGGGAAAACTATTACTGTCAATGTTGGGAGTGGCTTTAGTGATGCTGATAGAGATAATCTTTGGACTGACCGCAGTCTGGTTATTGGTCGCACAGTTGAAGTCTTGTGCGATGTGATCACACAAAATCAAGATGGTACTTATAGTTTGCGGTTCCCACGTTTTGTTAGATTTAGGGATGACAAATGAACGATAAACTTAAAGTTTTAGCCGAGCAAGCAGGTCTTGCTACGCAACATGATGGAATCGTATTGACGAGGCAAGTTAATGCTGCCGATGCACTATACGAATATGGTAAGTTGATCATACAGCAATGCGTGTTGGCTGTAGAAATGAAAACCAACATACA